TCAAATCTGTCTAATGCGTTTTCGCAATCTTCCGTTATATCCCACAACACACCTTGTAATTTATTGCCTGCACATGGCTCTATGTCGGCTACCCCTCTAAACACTAGTCGCCAATCTTTTATAACTAGGCTTTTGATTGGCGTAGCATTTGGACACCTCCAAGCCATGCCGTCATTATTTAAGTTAGCCCCATAAGCAAAATACAACATTAGTGGATCTCCATTATCAAGTTATGTTTAATCAATTCATCAATAAATTCTAAAGTAGTAAACCACTCTAACCTTACGCCTGTTATGGCTTCTAACCTATCAGTGCATTGCATACAATATTGATATAGGTCGTGGTAGTTTGGTGTCTCTTTTTCTTGCGATGGTTTTACCCAACTGCAAAGATAAAGCTCAAGCACCAAGTCTACTTTGTTGGTGCTGGTAAATTGTACTCCTTCGTTATCTGCATACGTCATTGTTCAACACCTCATATCTGTTTAGGTAAAATTCTTTCGTAGTCGCAGTAATAGCTTTATTTTTATACAGGTCATTTAACATATGCTTAGTATCATATGTGCTAGTGGTAGAACCTTTTTTAGTACGCACTCTTTTTGTCGCTTCAAAGTTTCTTGCTATTATTCCTTGCACCAATCGCACCCAGTTCTCAACTTTATCAGCATCAGTTGTTCCACTGTGCGCTCTGTTTTCTACTGTGCCTGTTCTCCAGTAGTTGTCAAAATTCCACTTCATGTACCGTGTGCCACTACCATTAAATGATCTATGTGCCAACACGCTACTAGGCTCGCCTGTCTTTGCTCTGTTTGTCAGCTCATTATGAAATGGTGTAAGTGGTGCGCTTTCTGTTAAATGGTTTCGCGCCCATCGGCTTTCACGTCTGCTTCTAGGCAGTATCTTATTAATAGCACGCTCGTATTTACCAGCGTAGTAACAAAATCTTCTAAGTTCTTCTACGTCTGCACCACCTACGTCTACGTGTACGTGCATGCCAGTTTGTTTGTTTACCTTTGCGTCGCGGTTTATTATTTCAACCACCTTACGCAATTTAATCATATCTTCTTCACCGTGTAGAATTGGAGTAACCAATTCCATTGGGTAATAGTATGTGCCTCGGTTGGCGCGTATTGCGCTCAAGCTAGCATCGGGTTTTAGTCTCCAAAGGTCGGTGTCTCTATTAGAGTAGTTTACGCAATGCACCTCTATTCCAGTTTCTTGCATAATTTTACGGGCTAGGTCTTCCATTCTTCGTGGGTAAAAAAATTCTAGCTCAACACCATATCTTCTCATGTTATTAAGGTTCACTTGTTTCCCCTTTTCAATTTATTTGTTGTCATGTTATTCCCTTTTATCAAGTTACTTTTTTAATTTACAAGTACAGGATAACACACCATTATTATTATTGCAACATTTATTTTTATTATTATTGTAATTAATTTACTTGTTATTATTATAACAATGTGTTATAATGCTATTTATAAATTAGAGGTGACTAAATTGAAACAAGTAGAGCTAAGAGTAAAAAACGGATTTCCAGTAATTGCGCAATACCGCGATTACGAGACAGCCGAAGATCCTGATTCAGGATTGTTTGGCACAATAGAAATTGTGAATGTCTTAACCATCAAAGGTAAGCCAGCAGATTGGCTAGACCTATCAGAGCAAGATTGGACTGACATTGAAACCGCTTGCCATGAGCATAGCGCTGGTGACTTTAGGGAGGATTGGTAATGTATCAAAAAGCATTAGAGCGTCTTATACACTTGCCTGTACACCCGATTGCGATTATGTATGATAAACAAGTAGATCACACCTCTCTAGCCAATCATATTAGTTACAAAGATGGCATTTTGGCTGACTACACATTTGTTAAAAACAATCCAGACCTAAAAACTCAAGGATTGAGAGAACATAATTTCGCTAAAGCGGCATCAAACTTTATACAGCGAAGTCCAAAATTTACACTACCAACAAACGACGCTATGGGAAAATCTGACATATCAGATAGTGAATTAAGTGCTATTTTCAAAGTAACTGATGTATCCCTACCTTATCCTGAGATTGTTTTGCAAAAAAAGTATACAACTAATGATCCTGATTTCAGCTACATTTATACATTACTGTGCGCAGAATGTGATTCTGTGTGGGAGCATGAAAACTATGGTCAAGGATCTATGCAACTATGGAAACCTGACTGCACTCAAACTTTTAGAGTTATATATTTTTGTGAAGCAATGACCAATAATAAGCCTATAGTTTCCTTAGATACTGCTTGTTATGAAATACAATTTTTAACTTGTAATACCGCAAACCCTGACTACCCAATAACCACAGATAAATATGGCTGGTGGCGTTACAGAATCGCAGAAAGCGTATGGGAAATAAATACTGAGACTGATAAATTTGGTGAATATAAAAATGATGATGTCAAACTGCAAGCAAACGCCCTTGCAGATTTAGTAGCAACATTATCTGTAGCTCTTTCCTACCCAGCTATTACAAGAACAACGAAAGTGGCTGGATCAAAGCCAATGATTAAACCACCTATGAAGAATTTAAAGGCTTCTAGCTTTCATAAGCGACCAGTTTGGGAGCATACGACACTTGAGATAGACCTTTACAATGATACTAGTGAAGAAACAGATGCAACACGGAGCAGTGTGCCTAAAAGATTGCATGGTGTGAGAAAGCACTTACGCAAATGTCAAAGCGGTAAGCTGACTTGGGTAAAAGCACACACTCGGGGTAACAAGAGGCTCGGTGGATTGACTAAGGATTATGACCTTATAACATAAAAAACCCCAGAAAGGTCTGGGGAAAACATGGTTCGTGATGGGATAAAACCTTAGTTTATTTGAAGCACCTTGGCTAGTGCTAGCCTTATTATTCTATGAACCTTGGTTAATCACAATAGTTGAGTCGCTACCGCCATTAACTTTAACAATATTTTGCACGCCGTTCTGTATGACCACGATGGTATAGGCATTTGAACCATCTACATCTAGCCTCGTCTTATGACCTACAAACCTACGAAAGCTGACCTTCTGTCCTTCTACTAAAGTAGTTATCTGAGTATTTTTATCCAGCCCTAGTGCTGTACCACTTACCACCGCGCTGACCGCTTGTTGCAATTTATCTTCTTCTTGGCTTATTGCCAGTGCATCTAGCACATTTAGCAGATCCTCTAAGAAGTTCACATCTAAATAATTGATATCTAGCTCTGTAAATTCTAATTCTTCTTCATTATCTAAACTGCCCTCATCTAAAAAGTCCACATCAAGACCTGAGAAATCTAAGTATGGATTTGCTTCTGTGGTTTGTGTTTCTTCTGCTACTGCCTCAACTCTTTTAGGTGGTGTCACGATAAGCATGTTATCTATTAAGTCTAGTGTAAGGTCTAGTATCACTGGTTTACTTGGATTATTCGTAGGCACGTTAGTAGTTGTGCTTTCATATGGTTTGTTGAGCGTTACTGTGCCAGCAACCGTACTAACTAATATCTCCCCTGATGATATGCCATTTGCATCTGGCAACAATATAATTAAGCTCTTGCCAAACTCATCAACTGTGACCGTAAAGTCAGTGCCACGAATAGCTATATCCGCACTAGGCGTAGTGAGTTTGATGTTTTCCTTATTGATTCTGCCTAGACCGCCAGTAATAAACCTTGCTGTACCACTGGCAAAGTTAATCGCCATCTTGGATTTACTAGGGTCTGGGTCGTAGATGTATTCGTTTATATATAATTTGCTATGTTCTGTCAGTCTTACCTTACTGTCATCTTCAAACGTGATCGCTATCCGACCCTGTGATGTTTCAACATTATCAAGCGATTCTATGGGTAGCTTAAGTTCTGCGTCTATATTTTTGTCGCGTACTACCCGCGCTTCGCCATTTAACTCTGATACTGCACCAATTTCAACAGCCCACAGCTGTTCCTTGGTCATCTTGCTCAACGCAAACAGTACCATTACTGCCATTAGATGTGATCGTAAGCCAATCATTATTCTGCGTACTCGTTTGAGAAATTGTAAATGTGCGACTACCACCAGTGTGATCTAACCAGAAATACCCTTGCGCTGATGCGTTTACGCCTGTACCAGTGTATGTAATTGTATTATCAGAGCCGTCAATATCCATGTAGTTAGTCGCTTGGTCAATATTAATCGTGCTGGTAACTGTGTTGTTTGAGCCTTGTATGATCCAATCTAGGTCTAAAGTACCAGCCGCCGCCGTAGTCGCTTGATTTAGCGTCATGGTATTACTAGAGCCTGTCACGTTGATATTGACGTTAGAGTTATCTGCACCGTAAGTATTTGTCGTGTCAGTAACCACATTCATTACGTTAGAGCCGCCAGTAAACTGAAAGAAACCAGTATAGGTATCCGCAGTAATATCACCTTTCCAGAGATTGCTTGCACCGATTTGGTTGATGTCTAGGGTGTTCGTTGCGCCAATAAAATCAAAGTCAGTTAGATTGCCAGCGACACTTCCAACACCACCGATTAAATTATTTCCGCCCTGCTGTTCTAGGTCTATATTCGCTGTAGCACCTGACTGATCAATCCATATCTCGTTATCCGCAATCGCGACACTACAAAAAAAGTACATCAGCATAATAAGTAGTATATTCATTTCCAATACTCCTTCGCATAGCCTTCTTTGATAGTTTGCAAGACAGCAGATTCTATCGCCATCTGGAGAGCAACATTCATAGATTCATTCTCTACAAAGCTATTCTCTACCTCTACCAACTCCGTACCCTGCGCTACAAACTTAAAAACATCTTGACTGTTCCTAACACTCAAAATTGTTTTAGTTGTTAATACTTCTATTAGAACGCGCCCAGAGAATACTGAGACTGTGCGTAAGGATACCGTTAGCGTATCTGTTCGGTACTCTTTTGAAGCACCTATCCCTAGATACCTCGCACCCACACCACCTGATGTAACATTACTCTCGTATCCTACCACTGATCCCTGCATTATCAAACCAGCAAAAATCAAAGGCTGGAGCTTATCTTCTTCTTTAAACTGCGATCTGGTCTGCCTTATAAGTTGTCTTTCCTTGGCGATTGACTCTAAACCGATACGTTCTACCACCGTAAAAAAGCCACAATTATTTAAACCAGCCTTGTCTAAAGCGCGTATTAAGTAGGCAGATGGGTCTTGCGTTATTGCTGTACTAAAACTGCTGGTTTCGCTAGTGCTTTTTCTTTGCCCAGTATTGTCCATAAACCCTGATGGATACAAAGCGACAACTATCTTTTTCTCTGGACACCGCGCTTGCAAAAGTTCATGCGTGTAAACCTTTGATATTTGGGCTTTTTCTATCTTAGGAACAACGTGATTCTGTACTGATACACAACTAGAAGTAGAAATCACCGATAGGCACACTAATAACCGTAGTGCCGCCAGCTTTATCTGTGACTGTAAGCGACACTGTTTCACCATTGGTGCTATAGCCAACTGTGTTTCCCTCAAGCTCAAAACTACCTGACTCTGATTTTTCCTCTCCAAACATGTTATTCACAAGCTGTCTGGATAACTCTGCATATATTCTACTCTCAAGATTACGGATAAACCTAGCTAATGTACTGTTATTAAGCTCCCTTTCTGCTTCTTCTGCCAGTGCCAGCTTTTCTTCATCTATCTTTTCTTGCCTGCTGTGCTCTTGGTTTTCTATGGTTAAATAGTGTGCAGATGTGCCAATACCAGAAAAACTAGGGCTTTTAAATTGATGTCTCATCTCATCACCGCTAGCTGGCGCAATCCCGATCAACATCGCCCCTACAGTTACTATCAAAAAAAATACAGCTAGCATTAGCAAGCCTAAACCATATTCAATCAGCGTTCTTAGCGCGGTCAATATTCTTTGCATTTTCGCTCTCTCTAAGCTCAATCACAGTATCTAGTTTCTGTTGTAACCGTATTATGTCATTGTCTAACATACGGATACGATCTATTAAACCTACCAATGTACCCATAGTTTCACCTAATTTTGCCTTAATCTGTTTGGTTATGAAGCCCCAGATAAAGTAGATCATATAGAGCAACCCTACTGTCGCTACAATAGGAAAGCCGTACTCATTAATTAATTGAGCTAATTGCATTAAACGAGATTGAGCTGATCTTGCATCAGCCTTCTATGTTGTTCTTTTTTAAGGGCTTTATCAGATACGTACTTAAGTAGTGATTCGCCTTGCATGCGCTTTATATTATTAGCGTACTCTATGCACTCTGCTATGGCTTCTTCTTCTGTCCATTCAGTCTCGTCGCGCATCTTCTTTCCCATTTGCTCTTGATATTCTTTCAAGGTCTGGGCGTATACCTAACACTGAACATAGCGTGCAGTCCATTCTTACCATGTCGTGATTCATGGTTTTTACCCTGTTATCTAGCCCAGATACTATTTGATGCAAGCTATCTACCTGCCCAACCACAGATTCTAATATGTATTTGATGGTTAGAAATATAAAGAACCCACCAATCAATGACATAGCAATCGGAAAACCAACCTCTGCTATCAATGCAAACGCATCAGCCATTAATCGCCACCTTTAAAGGCTTTGCTCTGCTTGTTAGTGCCAGCGTAGATACCAAATACTGCCGCCATAGCACCGACCACAATACTGACTAGCCCTGCTTGCTCTACGTTTGGCTCTTGTAATGTCATAAACCAAGTAACCACATCATATAGAAGGACTATGTATACTGTGACAAAGATTCTAGGGAATATGCGCCAAGCATCTACGGTCTTGGCTAAATGCACCCACTTTTGAAATGGGTTGATACCTATATTGTTAGGAGTAACCTCAAGGTCTAGCTCTACTTTTTTCTTGATTGTTTCTTTAGGCGGCTCTGCTACTGGTACTTCTGTCATGGCACAAACCCTCTTTGTAAGCGTTCCAATTCTTTACCATTGTGTCTAGCCATTCATCAAAGGTCAATACTGCGGTTCTCGTTGTATCTAAAGCCCCTGACGGGCATATAGCCCAGAGAGGTACACAAACCCTAACGGGCTGTCTATTGTACTTATATACAAGCACTGGTATCCGACCTTTTGCGCTAGTACAAACCTGCTCCCACCATGATTCTTTGTACCAGTTGCCTTCTTTGTAATGCTTGCACTCTATAGCGTGGTGTGGTATCTCAATATCACACTGCCCTTTTGCTTGGTATTGGTCTAGGTTTCGGTTCGCATAAAACCCTAATTCATGCTCTAAAGCATAGTCATTTAACTGTCGTACTATGTCACGCTCAAATGTTGCGCCCTTAGTTCTTACGTTAATCATGGTTTAGCGTATTTTGTTTTAACTGCCTTACAACTAGCGATCCAATCTGTTGTAACCGTTGGCAAAGATTCACTATTAGCAATAGCATCTAACCCTTTCATTAAGGCATCAAGTTGCTCGCCTATATCTGGGTATTCAGCTTTTCTTAAGTCTTTGTAGGTTGTTTTAACTTTAAGTACGCTCATATACAAAATCTTTATGTGGGAAACAGTTAGTTATTGTTACCTTAATATACATGTCGTTTACTGGCAATTCTATTGTATGTTCTCCAGCGTCTACATTTGCCCAAAAATTTGTGTCGTACCCTGTTTGTACTTCAATATTAGAGCCAGCTTTGACGTCACTCAATACATTCCCGCTAATAGATGCTGGGTTATTGGGTCTAGTTGTTAGGTTGCCACCACTTACATATTGTGTTTCTGGGTCGCCTTCTCCCACAACATAGCCATCGCCATTTACTTTAGCTTGATCTTCATCACCTGTTATGACTAACAATATTTGTCCATTAGAGTCATGGCAAGTAAAAGTACCTTTAGCCATTACTTAAATCTCCTAAAGACAGTCCATATCACTTGCAAGGCTGGGCTAGTCCAATTATTTACACCAAGCGTTACCTTTGCTGTGAAACTTGCCGCGCTAGCTAATTGGGTAGCGTCAATGGTGCTACGTCCAAAAAGCGTTATTGGTTGTATTAGCGTATTTATATTTGTATTAATATAACTAGACATCAGTGTCATATTTGTACCTGCGGTTGTGCCTACGCTTGTAGGATTTAAGTACAGTCGCATAGTGCTATCTGCCCTTCCATTGAACGTAAAGGCAGAACCTGTCCACTGGCTTATATCTCCCAATGCTGACGCTACAACAGTGCCACCACTATCAGTTATACCAAATCGCACGTTATCGGGTGTGCCGCTTGGTATTACATAGGCTATAACAATAATGTCGCCAGTGTAGTTTGCGCCGCCTTGCGCCATAGAAACGGTTAATGTTTGCGTGCCAGTAGACCCAGAGCTAAACGACCCAACGCTTGATGCCGCGATAGATGTTTGAGTGATAGCGTCATCTGCAACAATATTTGTAACAACAGACTGATCTATTATATTGCTAGTGCCTACATTTTTAACATGTGAGGTTGCAAGCCCAGTGGCTGATGCGATAGGCGTTGTGTAAGCGTTATATAAGAATGCGTAAATATCTGCGTGAGTTTCGCGTAGGTACAGTCTGACACCAAGTATTTCTGTATCTGTTGTGCTACTTATTGGCTCTACATTCATAGACACTATTTC